CTAAACCTTATGTTTAACTTCGTTATATAAAATGATTATTTTATCTAACCTTTCTGACTTGGCGAAAACCCAATAGCGATTTCCGGTTAAAGAGTGTTCTTTTGATGCTTTACACTTTTCGCCAAATGCTCGTAGAAAATGATAAAGGTGTAAAGAATAGCAATAAAAATTATCATTATTACCCATTATCGTTTCCTCATTAAAACATGGGGCGCATAGATAGATACGCCCCATGATACTAACAATACTTATATTGTTTTAGTTGTGAATTAGTTTAAGCCACCAAGCTGTTCATCGTAGAGAACACCGATCTCATGCTCACGACCCTTTGCGATATCACAAGCAACCTCAATGTCAAATCTCGTCAGAACCTTACCAGTCTTAACATCATTACCGCTGAACGAAGTAAGACCACCACGAGTCCATGTAGCGATAGGGGAGTTAACACCTGTAGGGATAACGAAACCGAGTCCAATAGGGAGAAGAGTTTCAAAGTTATTGCCAGCAGCATTCTTCTTGAACAGATTATAAGGATTGCTCATCTCAGCGAGAACAGCACCGTTATAAGAAGCAAGAAGTCCTGTAGCAGCAACCTGATTTATAATCTCATCAGATACGCCATAGAAGTGAGTGCTATTGAGGTTTCCATCATAGCCAGCCCACGGAGTAAACTGAGAAAGAAGAGCATAATCGCCAACGATTGAAGGCTTACCGTTTCTTCTAACATTGTTGATAACGCCATCAGCACCAGCCTTTGTAAGACCATTCTGACCTGCGAATATGTACTTAACGCCCTGTGCGCTATTAATTGCGGCATAAATCCTCTTAATAATCTTAGCCTTTGCGTTGTTCAGAATATCAGTCTGCACCTGTGTAAGCATCTGATTCTCTCTTGACATATCGCCAACCTGAATCCTTCTGTAATCATTCTGAATACCACCGGAAACAGTAAATGTAGCAACAGGATAAGTAACCTTGTTGAGCATTGTGAACGGTACATCGCCGCTTGCAGCCTGTTCTCTGGACATCTCATCCGCATAGTTATAAACTTCTCTCTCGATTGTCGTATCATAATCGACATTCTCATAAGAACCGAAGATTCCGAGAAGATTAAGCTCCTCAACTACAGGTGCTTCGATAACAAAGCGTCTGATTGAATTGAGTTCAGAAATAGCTACAGGATCGTTATTATCTGCACGACTGCCAAGTTCTTTAATATAGTTAACAGCCTTATCAGCTTTTGCGCCAAATTTATCAAGAGACTCGCCCTTTACCATAGCAGCAAATACCTCAACAACAGGAGAGGTCTTTGTTATCTTGCTATTCAGTTCGGAATCTCTACGAACATTGTTCATTTCAAAAATATTCATTTATTCAAACCTCACTTTCGTAATTCTAATTTACAAAATTAAGCTACGAGAATCTTCACTTTAACAGCTTTCTCAGTAAGTTCGCACTTCTCGACAGCCTTGAAATAGAAACCCGAATTAGGTGCTTCGGCTGCGATAGCAAGTTTACCGTTGCTGATAGTGAACAGGGTAGTTCCAGCAGTTATATCGCTATAATCCTCACCAGAACCGTAAGCGATATGCTTCTCATCAACTACGAGTTCCTGATTTACCCATGCCGAAAGGTCGAAACCATTAAGGAACTCACCAGCCTTGATTGTTACAGCATCCCTGTAAGAATCATCACCAGTAAGAGTATTAGCTATCAGATATGTAACACCATCAACGGTGATAAAATCATAAAGAGTTACATTACTTGCAGAAGTGAGAACAGGATTGCTCTTTGCGACTTCTATCATGCCTAATGTCTTGCATTTAATCATTTTTAATTTCCTCCTAATCTATTAATTAAAAGATGCTATCATCGGTTTCTGCATTACTCTGAGCGTGCATATCCTCAAATATATCTCCGAGGTCTGCTGAATTTTGCTCCGCTGCCTTTGCTTCTGCTTCGGCTTTCGCATTCTTACCGATACCAATAAGGATTGCATCTGTTACAGAATTTATTTCACTTTCAAGAGGGTTTTCCTTGAACGCTTCTATCTGCTCTTTTGCATATTCCTGTTGCTCAGACGAATACTCAGAAAGTGCAGTATCGAGTGAAGCAAGTCTTTCCTTTACTTTTGCTTCTGTAAGCGACTTTTCAAGAAGTCTCTTTTCCTCCCAAAGAGTTTCATATTTCTCATTAAGTTCCTGATATTCAGCTTTTAATTGATCAAGAGCAGCCTGAATCTCAGATGCGCTTGCTTCAATTTCATTCTTTTCATTTGTTACAGCTTCGACAGCAGCGTTCGCTTCTGCAATCTTATCTGCACATTCCTGTCTGCATTGTTCCATTTCGGAATTTTGCTCAGAAAGCATTTTTATGGTCTGTTCAACAACAGCCTTTACTTGATCTTCATTCATTACGACTAATTCCTCCTTATGTTCGTTAAGTTCAATCAACTTGGCACTATCATCAGCAGGTGTTATGCCGAGAAGAGCATAGCCAGAATAGATGAAGTCCATAGGAATACGACCTTGTTCTTTGTAGCCATATTTATACACAATTGCATCATTTTCATTTGTGTGAAGAATCTCGACACTACCATTTGGGAAAATGCCTTCTTTAATATCTCGGTCTAATTTCTCTACGAAATTGTGATAACAAAGAGCGTCAATTTCACCTTCTCCTATACAGGCGGTAAATGTATTGCCATTTTCATCTTCGATTTCATCAATGTAGCCATTGGTAAAAGTCCCTATTTGAACAGCATTCTCAAATATAGGATCACCGTCTATAATATCTGTATATCCATGACCGCATAATTCAGTCCTATCTTCATCTAAAAATTCGCAGCGCAAGCTCATACCTTTGATAGTAGGTAAAGCCTTTTCGCAATACTCACGAATCCAAGTCAAACCATTAAGGTTATACTCAGTACCAACTTCATTCACTTCGTCCACACAAGAGTCGGGAAAGATTGTATGAAGAATCATCTTAAATTTCCTTCTTCCATTCTTGGTTTTTCTGCTGGAAATCTCAAAAAATTTCATTCTCCGTTTCACCGCCTTTCGTGTGATGTTTAGAAATAAAAAGATAGAGGTTTACGCCTCTATCTATAAAGAACTATTTAATTTTGATAACCGGAATTGCTATCAAAAGATTTTTAGCAGTTTTCTCTGCCCTCGATATGGGTTTAAAGTCTCCATTCCGACTATTATATTGTTAACCATCTGATGGAGCAGGTAAGTCATTACCTCTGTTGTTCCTGGAAACAACTGTTGCATCAGAAGGGTTATCACTTGTTGGTCTGCCGCCTTTATCATTATCATTCTTGGACATTGTAAAAGATGTTTTATGTACAGGATATTTTTCCTCAACACCTAATTCCAATTCTTCATCTAATAAAGCGAAGAACACTTCCGGTTCAATACCGCAAGCAGCCGCCCAAAGTGCAAGACTTCCTTTGCCTTGCAGGTATAATTCTTTGGCATTGTCGATCATCTCTGATTTGTTCACATTGGTTATCTTTAAATATTTAACTTCAACTCTATTAGCATCATCTTTAATGATATTTGCAGCAATACATTTATTTAATTCTTCCGTTATTTGATCAATCCACTGGAATACCTGACCTGTTATCAGTTCCAAATTTTGCATCTGCGCAGAATAACTTCCACTACCGACACCATTTAATAAAGAGCCAGCAATACCCATACCCAATGCGATTCTATCTGATATATTTGATTCATATTTATCATCAAATATATCCGTGTTAGGTGGATCGATAGTATTTAATTTTGTTCCGGCAGCGACAGAGAAGAATGAAATACCGCCACGACTATTTTTAGTCAAAATAGCACCTTTGACTTTTTCATGCTGTTCTCTCTGCTGTCTTTCTGTCAAAGCAGATTTTCCTTTTTCTTTTCCTTCCGGGAATGTCTCATAGACTACTCTATTATTAATATCATCCAAAATGTTTCTCTTTGTTTGAATGAAATAATCATTATAGAGAATATCGTTAATGGCAGCTAACACTAATGGTCTGCCATATTTTTCATTTCTCTTTGAGCGTATCTTATGGACTATGGTTTTGGTATTATCTAATACAACCCAATTACCACCTTTATCAGAACTATTTTTACGCTTTTCATATGCCTCTCTGATTTGTTGAGGATATTTCTTCAATTTCTTTTCAATTGGCTCATCAAAACTTAAATTAAAATAATTCAAATCAAAAGCTAACACATATGAAGAATTTTTAATCCCAACTATTTCCGTATAATCGGCAGGTAGGGAAATGATCTCGGCATTAACACCATATGCGTTTAATTCATTTATCTCAGTCATATTTTTAACTTCATAATCCGTCATTAATTTCTGTCGATCAATCGGACGCTGTGAAGTTTCAAAATAATAAAACGCTTCGCCTTCGACCATTCCTTTGAATAAAGCATCACGAATTATTTCTTTATGTTTTATAGTTCTAAGGGTAGAATCCATAAGTTCTTTATTCTTACGCTTTTTGTTTTTATTCTTTCCGTGAGTAACAATTACTCTGTCTAATGTCGGCATAGCTACCATATAGTCAACTGTATGGGTATAAGTACCATTAGTGCCATAAAGCATTAATGATAATTCTCTTAATTGACTATTATAGTCCATAGGATACCTTGCTAAATTTTGCAAAGTCTCCGGAGTGTATGCTTTATATAAATCAAGACCATAAACCGCTGTAGAATATTGTCTTGAATTTCTATATGATTGAAAATCATATGATACCGCCTCATCAGATTTATGATTATTCTGAGGACGATATTTTTTTCTATTGTTGTAACCTTTATTATTAGAACTCAAGGCTCGTCCTCCTTTTCTAATTTATAAATACGCCATATTCATATTCTTCGTTCTGAGATAGTAGGTCTTGTTCTAATTGTGACGCAAAGTATGATCCATACGAAATCGAAGTATATCTATCTTTGCGCTTACTGCCTTGCTCATGTATAACAATCGCACCAGTCTGTTCCTTCTTTTCATACGCTAATTCCATAGTCTCACTAATGAAAGCCTGTGTTTCGAGAAATGGCATTTCATAGAGTGATTGCAAATCGCCATCAGGTGTATCATTGTACTCAGGAATATTTGGAAGAATATCTTCTAATGCTGTTTCCAATGTGCATAAAAAATCAATTCGTTCATTCTCTAAAACTCTTCTAAAGTCTATAGCAATATCACTATTTAATTTCTGACTGGCGTTAATTACATATATACAAGGAGTCGCACCTTCAATTTGAATCCTCTTTGCCACATTTTCATCATTCATACAGGAAAGAGGGGAATATTCTATACCACGCTCTTCATCATACATAACCTTTGCAAGCATGTCATATATTGAAATACCAGCATTTCTCGAATCGAGAACAATATAATCAGCTTTGAAGTCTGAGAATAATTGTCTGATCCGGACAGCTTGCTTCGTTGTATCTCCACCTTGATGATGTTCAAGATACGGCACTATTCTTCTATATCCGTTATCTATATCCAAATCTCCTTGATCTCGTTTATAAGTTGTCTTTTCCGGCAACAATCTGATACACGAGAAAATAGAATTATCGTTTGCTTCATTTGTAACAAACGCCATATCGCAAGATATGATCCTAATTTCATTTTTCTGTTTAGGAATAGAGTACGGATTTCTTTTACCTGTCTTAAAATCAAGCAAAGTGCGTGGGTAAAATGGTTGTTTCGATTTCTGATTCTTTTTGATCAGATTATATGTGAAAAATGCATGGCGGTTTTCTTTGAGTCGTGTATTCATAAACTCTAACTGCCAAGTCATTGGGTCTTGTTTCTTTTTCTCAGTTTGGAAATATCTGAGAGTTTTGATTTTATGTTTAAGTGGTACAGATTCATCAAATGCGAGTAAACATGAATCTTTATTATGCATCATGCCATCATATGTCTGATCGACAATATCCCACATCCAATTTGTGCCATCATCATACCAACTTGAACTGATATAGACATTGATAGGTTCTTCTTCAAGTTCTTTGTTCTTTACATAAAAACTATCATGTAAATAACCTGTTTGCCTAATGATCTGGAAAGGGGAGAGTACACTATCGTCAATGAATTTCTTGATCTGACGAAACTCTTCACGAACCAAAATTGTACTACGCCATCCACGGCTTCTGTCATGCGCACAAACTACAGTTATCGAACTGTTGTTATGGAATAATACTGTCGTTTCATCTTGACCAACATGAATCTTCTTTATCTCTCTTCGCAAGACAGGAGACATACCCATCAATTCTTTTTGAATCTTTTCCGACACTATAAGTTTACTCTGACCTTTCGTGCCGCTGGAAATAACGATCATTGAGTGTGGATATAAAATACACATACAACAAGCATACAAAGCGATAATGAAAGACTTTGCAGCCGCACGACATGCAATTATCGTTGTAAAAGTATTTATACCCATTAAATACAAAATCACAACTTGATACAAATGCAATTTGATCCCAAGATAATCAACTGCGAATCTATGCAGATTTCTTCTAAAAAAAGTAATCCACTCTATGAAATTGTTCATAGTAGTTGGATTACCCAAGAATGGATCACTCGCAAAATGCGTATGTAATTTTACTTGTTTTTCATCAGCAGCTTCGTTATAGTATTCTGAAAATTGTGTTTCCGATTTGTGTCTACCCATCAGAATCACCTTCTTCTTTCACATAGTATTCATAATCTCTATCTGAACTTCCATGTTGAAGATTTCTAAGTGGGCGCAACACAAATCTTTCAAAATACTCACCAATACCATCATGGTCTTTGTATAATGATTTATCTTTATAAAACTCAGCAGGAGTATATTGCTCAATTGTTTGAACGTTTACTGCTATAGAAAATTCATCTGCATTAACAGTCTCTTGTTCAGTTTTTAATCCTGCTTGTTTAAATGTTTTTATATATCCATCTGATAGTTTTCTATAATCATCAATATTACCCTTGATCACAGCTTTATTTTTAAGCATGTTTGTATAACACAAATCCTTTATGAATATTTC